CTAAACGTGCTACTGCATCGTCTGCACTACCAACAATCAAATCACCTTTAGCGTCAACGACACCTGCTGTGATAATATTTTTTCCATTAACAGTCGCGGTTGATCCCTCAACCACCAGTCCTGCTTTTACTCTAAAATCTTTTGTTACTGTTGCCATTTTTATCTCCTTTAGGTTAAGCCTTCAAACCAATACGCAAATAGCGCAAGGTTATAGGGGTCAATCCACCCACTGGAATTACAGTTAGTGAAACTGTATTTCCTGCTCTAGACACGGAGATGGTGCCAATATTCCCATCATTGTCTACTGTTCCATATTCACTAACGCTTACATCTGTAGCATCAGGGACTATAGTTAATTCTGTAGCGTAATATTTATTATCGCCACCAGAAACTTTTTTAATTGAGATCAAATATTTCACTGATCTCCACTCACTTGCTAAAAAGTTATCAAAAATTGTTGAGTTCTCAATACCGTTGATTGTAGTCTCATTATTTCCGTCTGAACCAAGATCTGTTGATCTTGCAGAGGTGCTGTCAATCAAATCTTCATAATTTGTTTGACTTGGACGGTCTCCAGTTTGAAAAAGACCTTTGATGCTTGAGATTGATAATTTAGCCATATGTGAATTATATCATAAGATATTAAAGTATATAGTTAGAGAAACCAATGATCTGCAAAGGAATCGCTGGTACATTGCCAATAGATGTTGGTATCTGTATTGCTGTAAGTCTTATTCTAAATGGTAGGACTGAGTTTATACTTACCCCACGAATTGGTTGGGTAATTTCTACATTTGGAGCATAAACTCTTTTAATGTCTGTTGTAAAAACTGGTGTATTATTATTTATAACAACTGTTGCCATTAGTTTGTAACATCCTCAAGGAGAATAATCTTCCCTTGAGCAACTGTCCAAACAAGTGTGTTCTGTGGAAGACGTAATTCAATATCAAAAATATCATTTGTTCTTAGCTGTGCGGATTGTGCTGCAGTTATATTAACCTTAAACTCACCATCAGCATCATCTAGGTCTTGTTCTGGTGTAATTGTAAAAATTAAGCTTGCGGTATCTGTAATTATTTGAGGATCAACTGGAGTGGTAGGTCTTTTAAACTCTACTTCAATGTCCCAGTCATCAATAGTTAAAGGTTCTTTTGCATCATCTGTTAGGTAAACCTTAAAAGATGCTGTATCTCCTTTTACGATTGTCCAATTAACAAATGGTGGTTTTTCACCAATGTCATAGGTAGATGATTGTCCTCTGTATGTAGCCATTTTTATATTATACCACGATCAAATAGCAATTTAAAATAATTTAAATAAATATCACCAAAACTTGCTTTTCGGGAAATTTTGATGCTATACTTAGATAGTGCTACCAACGGGTAGCATCTTTAGTCTCTAGGAGGTTATTATTATGAGAAGAGATAAAAAGATTTGGATTGGAATCCTTGCTGCACTGGGGCTTATTGCACCATTAAGTAATGCAGCTAATGCTTTAAGTACTGAAAATAATCTAAGTAAACCAGCGCTGTCTGAACCTTCAACCGCCAAGGCGGTTTTTTTGGTTTCTAAGCCTAAAAGTCTGGTAGCAGTAAAAAAAGACCTAAACGTTCTACATAAGTATCAAGATGCTGTTAGCCTTACAGATCTTCAGTTAAAGGAGTTACTATATGCCGTTGGTTTTCGTGGTGATGGACTTGTAAAGGCTTGGGCTGTTGCTAAGAAAGAGTCTAATGGGCGACCACTGGCTTTTAATGGCAACGTAAAGACTGGTGACAACTCTTTTGGTATATTTCAAATCAATATGATTGGAATGCTAAAAGAAGGTCGTCAGGATAAGTTTGGTATTAACTTTAATAGCGAACTTTTAAACCCTGTTATTAATGCACAGGTTGCATATCACATGAGTAACGGTGGAAAAAACTGGTCTGCTTGGCATGGAATTACGCCAAAGACTAAGGTTTGGATGACTAGGTTTCCTTCCTAGTTCTAGGCAAACTTACTGCTGCAGGTAATTCATTGTAAGCGATGTACTTACCATAGTAATTTACCTCAAAATTATCGTAAAAAGCCGACTTAAAATCTTTTGAATGCAGGGCACCGTAAAAGTCGTTACAAGCCGTGTCACTCGTGGAAGCTTGCTCAACAAAACGAGTTAATGGACAAGGCCACTTATCTAACTCCCCAGATAAATAGTGTTTATCTTTCAATTTTTTTATAATTATTTCAAGATTTTTTGAGTTCTTACCTACAACATAATTACAGTTATTATAATAAACTGGACCTGGTTGACTAGCTGCTAAAAGGTCATGGTCACACTGTAAGGTCTCCAGCATGTAGTCTATAGGAACTTTACATACAGAATCCATATCTGCATATGCTCCACCATACTTATAAGTTACTAAGTACCTCCATATATCTGCTTGAGTTACAAAAGATAACTTCTTATAGTGAGTATATAGTACGGGGTCTTCTGCTTTTACAAACTCTTCCCTATCTATATGATTAACGTACCTGTACTCCCAGGTTGGATTTAAATTTATCCAAGTCTGTGTTACTTGCTTTAAATGTTCTGGCAACTCTTCATACAGATAGTTATGTGTTTGCCAAATTATTTTAGGAATATCTTTAGGCATACAAGTCCTTAGTACTTACTACTATTTATATGACAAAGTTCAATTTCATTTATATTAACGTGACTTGGTAGCGACCCCACCCAGTAAATAGCTTCTGCTAAATCCTCTGCGGTTAAGGCTTGGTCTCGTTTTTGTTCTTGAGTATCAATAGTTGCTGGACAAATTTCTGTAATTTTAATGCCAAATTGAGGAAATTCAAGTCTCATCGTTTCAATTAACCCGCGCTCACCCCTCTTGGCGTTTGTGTAGTTTCCTCCACCGCGATACGGCACCTTACCTCCAAATGAGGTAATAAAAACAATTGTTGGGGAGTCTGACTTTTCCATACAGGGTACAAATAGTTGAGAAAGATACATAGGCCCAGATACGTTTATATCGTAGGCTCGTCTAAAGTTATCCATGGTTTCATTAATAATGTTAGTTGGGCCAGAACCACCACCAGCGTTATTAACCAAAAGGTCTAAAGTAATATCTTTATATTTTTCAAAAAAGCCCTCTATTGCTTTGGAGTCTGTTACATCTAGGCTGTATACCTCAACGTTGTCAGATACAATCTTAGATACTTTGGAAAGGTCTCTTGAAACAGCAATAACCTTGTATCCGTTTTCAGACAGGCGTTTAACTGTAGCTAACCCTACGCCTTTACTTGCTCCAGTAACAATTGCTGTTTTCAACTACATACCCTGGTTCTTATTAAGCTCCATGTTGTTATGAATCCAGTGACCAGGAATCATGTATTTAAACCCAGACTTTACAGTGTGTGCTGTATGGAAATATGGTGGAAATGCTGGAAATATGATAACGCTATTTGCTTTTGGTTTTAATCCAAAATCAATTGCACCATTAGCAACAGATATATCATAATCTAAATCTACAGCTGGTGCTGATCCTTTAGAGAAACCATCTGCACTTGTCCATCCGCCATCATAGTCTTTTAACTGAAAAGAAATTTCTCCGCCTTCACAGTCATCATTTAAGTACATAACCAATGAGTATCTTAATGTCTTATCCCCATCTAGCTGGTCAAAATGTGCTCCCATGCCAACTCCAGTATTGTACTTTTTTATATTAAAGGTTGGAAAAAGTCTTGGCTCCTCAAAATCACCTAAAGAAGAAGCGTAGTCTTTGCAAACGTTATACATTGTAGTCATAATAGCATCGTAAATATATTTACTTTTTTCAGCTACTTCTCCACTAAGCCTATTTATCGCATTAATATCAAATGTTTTTGTTTCTCCGTAAATAAAATTTTTATCATTAGAAGCAGTCCAAGGGTTCCAAACATTTACGCCTGACTCTGTATATTGCTCAAGGGTATCTAGCTCTTTCCAAACCCTTTTAAAGGTATCAAAGTCTTCAATAGCATCTGTATAGTAGTATGCTTTTGGATCTAGTATTTCTTTATTCATTTGATTCTCCTAGTATTTATTTTTTTCATAATGATCTTTTTCTTTAATGAATCCAACAAGAACGTACCTTATTGGACCCTCTCCTACGTGCTTAACTCCATGCTCATATTCCTCATTACCTGGAAAAAATAACATAGTTCCTGATTTAGGCTTTAACTGGATATCAAGATTTGGAAAAAATAGTTCCCCATCTGCGTAGTCATCATTAATATACACAATGGTAGCGTACTTTATAGATGGGTCTGTTTTTTGATCAGTGTGAGCTTTTAACTCTACTCCTGCTTGCATTCTTTGAATTGTTGCAAAACCACTTAAAACCAACTCTGGATCGGAGTTTATTACCATTGAGTTTATGCCATCATATAATGGCCTGTATACATCATGACTTGATATGTTAAAGTTTTTATCTTTCCAATTTTGAGTAATTTCAAACTTACCTTCAGCAACTAAATTATCTACATCATCTCTACCAAATTTTTGCATACAAAAGTTTTTTAGATTTGCATGATACTCTACTTCC